CGGTTTGACCGGAATATATGAAAAGGAATTGGCGGACGGCGATACAAGACCATACAGCCAAGCAACAAGGGGCGTTAAACGTCGTAACTAACAATTTATTTCATATATGCAAGAGTTTACCGGGAAAATATTATAACTTTGCAAAAGATAAATGGGGTAAAGGGTTAGCCCCGGAGATAGTAAAACGAGTTTTAAACATTAAAATTTTAGGATTATGATTTGTAAGTGTCCGGCGGGTGCGGCTTTGCCCGATATTCCCGTAAGTAATTGCCCGGAAAGTTTTGGGCAGATTCAGAAAGTAGCATTTCAAAGATTGTACAAAAGCACCGGAGAAAAAAATTCATTTAAAACCGATGCAGGTATTGAAAAAAAAGCGTCGTGGACGCCGTTGTTGTCGGCTGACGATGATACAAAGATTGTTATTTCCCCATACATTCAAGCCCCGACAGCAGAAGCAGGCGCAGCAAGAACGTTTGGAGGTGGAAACGAAACATTGGGAGGCGTTGAGGAAATTGTGGGACGTGAGCTAACGCCATTTACCGGGGTTATGCGAAAGTTGCCACAGAAAATTATCAAGGCTTTGAAAGAATTGCAGTGCGAAAGTTGGGGCGACAATTTGGGCGTTTATCTGTTTGACGAAAACGGCGCAATTGGAGCAATTCAAGACGCAACAACAGCAACAACCCATTATCCGATTCCAATACGTTCTTTGTTTATCGGCGATAAAACATTGGGCGGATATGAGGCACCGGATAGCAACAACATTCAATGGGCATTTTTGCCGAATTGGTCGGATGATTTGGCAATTATTGTTCCGCAGGATTTCAACCCGCTAACAGATTTAAAAGCGGGAGCATAGTAACGTTAGGGGATTTTTCAATTGATTTTTCAAATGACTTTGCGGTTGTTATTCATTCAACAAATGAGTATTCAGTAAATTACGTTAAGTCTATGGTAAAACAAAAGAAAAGAACGAGGCTATGACAAAGACAACAAAAGTTTTATTGGTTTGTCCCCAACACAATATGAAACGAGAATTTGAGATAACGCACGCCGAACGTTTGTTGATGATGGGAAACAACGGCGGATGGCAGTTGCCGGAAAACTCAAATTTTGAATTTAGCAAAGATTATGGGATTAGGTATAAACGACATAAAAAAACAGATTACGGAGCAAAAGAAAGGGGCGACGATTAACCGTGCGATTGTACACCAACAGCGCATTAAGTTTCACGCCGAAACCTTTGTTGCGCCGTATATCAGTCAACCGTTAACGGATTTTCTGAATTTCGTTTCAAACCTTATACCCGACGATAAGTTTAAAATTTTCAAAACTCTTTTCCGTTACCCCGTTAAGACCAACGAGGTAACGGGAATTTGCTTTGATAAGTTGAGCCGAATTTTTGACGGTCGTAACCCGGCGTTCAATTATCAGTTTATGGAGAGCGGACAAAGGGACGATTGGGAGTATTATAGACAGAACGTTTTAAGGGAGCCGGAAATTTGGAGTTCTAAAGGGTGGGAATATTTCAAAACCGAAATTAACAGCGTTCTAATTGTGGATTTGCCAACGGAGCAAGACGCCGCCGATAAATACCCCCGTCCGTATTTCTATTGGTTGCCAATTGAGCAGGTAATAACGTTTGATGCAGACCCGGTAACGGGCGTTATGCGATGGATAATTTTCAAGCAGGACGACAAACGTATTGCAGTAATTGACGATGAGAGATACCGGGTATTTACGGAGAAAGACGGGAATATTGGCGATTTGCTGATTGACAGCCCCCACGATTTAGGTTATACCCCCGCCCGTTTCTTTTGGAATGAGGCAATAAGTTTGAGGGAACCCGATGTTAAGGCGTCGCCATTGACCGAGCAGTTGGAAAGCATGGATTGGTATCTGTTTTATCATATATCAAAACGGCATTTGGATATGTACGGTTCATATCCTATTTATTCCGGCTATGAACAAAGTTGCGATTTCAGCAACGCAGAAAATGGCGATTATTGCGACGGCGGGTTTTTGAAAGACAAACAAGGACGTTACAAGTTAGACCAAGCCGGGATATTAGAGCGTTGCCCGAAATGTGGCGACAAACGAATTGCCGGGGTTGGTTCTTTTGTTGAAATACCCGTTCCCGATGGCGACAAACAACCGGATTTGCGCAACCCGGTTCAGATGTTGACCGTTGACCGTAATAGTTTGGATTATAATGTTGCCGAGGAAGAGCGATTGCGCAACAATATTATCACGTCTATTGTCGGAACGAATGAGGAAATAACAACACGGGACGCATTGAACGAACAACAGATAAAAGCAAATTTTGAGAGCCAAAGCACAATTTTAAACCGGGTAAAGAAAGGATTTGAGGCGGCGCAACAATTCGTTGATGAAACGGTTTGCCGATTGAGGTACGGCAATTTGTTTGTTTCTGCAAAAATCAATTTAGGCACGGAATTTTATATTTACGATGCAATGGAGTTGCGGGAACGTTACAAGTTAGCAAAGGAAACCGGAGCAAGTGAGGCAGAATTGGACGCAATGCAAAACCAAATTATCGAAACGGAGTACCGGAACGACTCGACCCAATTACAACGTATGTTAGTGTTGGCAGAATTGGAGCCGTACCGACATTTAACCCGTGCCGAGGTATTAAATTTATATGGGCAACAGATAATTAGCGAACCGGAATTGCGTGTAAAACTGAATTTTGCTAATTTTGTTCGCAGATTTGAGCGAGAAAATACAAATATTTTGGAATTTGGAACGCAAATACCATTTTCCGAGAAAATAAAAGTAATAACTAATAAATTTTACGAGTATGCAAGTGAGAACAGAGGAGGGGCAAATTAAAGACGTCAATATTTTAGACGTTACCCCGGAAAATTTTATTGTACCAAAGGGCGAGGAAGATTGTTATCATTGCCGAATTGAGGTTAAGAAATTCAACCAAGACACGGGCAAAAGAATTTCAAAACCACGTATGCAGGTTTTCGGCAAAAAGTTCTTTGAATCTTTTGGGTTGCACAATTTGAGAAAGCAGGGTTTTACCGTTGATGTAATGCACGACCCGAACAAATGGTTGCAGGAAAACGAGGCTAAATTGGAGGCAGAAAAACAGAAGAAAGCCGAAGCCTGTGCAAAAGCCAAAGCAGAGGCAGCAGAGGCAGCAGAGGCAGAGAAAAAAGCAATGAAAGAAGCTATGAAAGCCGAAATTCTTGCAGAACTGAAAGCCGAGGGATTGTTAGCAACGGCGGAAAAGTCGGGAAGAAAATCAAAGGAAACACCGGAAGCAAAGCAGGATGCGCCGGAAACAAACAAATAAGTTAAACCAAAAAATTATAAAGATATGGCACAGATTGCACAGCAGGACAATTTGATTGTTACAAGTACGAAACCAATTGCGACGATAGACGAAGCCGCAAAAAAGAAATTGAAAGAATGTATTGAAGCCGGAACGATTAATGATGTTATTGTAGTAACACCGGAAACGGCAAAAGTAACAAACAAATCAAAGGTATTGGCATGGTCGAAAGACGTAACAACACCGCAGGCACCAACATATAAGGTTGCGTTGGTAGATTGCAAAACCGGAGCGTTGAGCGTATTTAGTTTGAGTTAATAATAAAAGGGTAATATTATGGCATTAACAAGAGAGATTTTGGTAGCGAATGCGGCTTTGTCCGGCTTGACTGACGAACAGATTAACGCAATTACAACGTTATCACAGAATGACGAAAATAGTGTAATAGCAAAGAAAACCGGGGAAATTTACGGCAATTTGGATGTGGATATTTTGGCAGCGTCCGGAGTTGAGAAAAACGGAACTGAAAAAACATACGATTACGCAAAACGTGTGTTGGGAGATTTTAAGACAAAAGCGGAAAGCGTTACCGGGTTGGAATCACAGATTGCAACATTGACAAAAGAGAAAACCCGTTTGGAAAAAGTAATTGCCGACGGTGGAGCAGATGCAGAAACCGCAAAGCAATTAAAGCAGGCAAAAGCAGATTTGGCAAACGTTACAACTCAATATACAGAGTTGAACAAAAAGTTTGAGGCAGAAAAAGAAAACCACGCCAAAGAGTTGTTCGGCATTAAGATAGACAACGAATTGCAAACAGCGTCCGCAGGGCTTAAATTTAAGGCAGGTTTGCCGGAAAGTGTAACAAAGGTTATTTTGCAGCAGGCTAACGATAAAATCAAGGGAATGAACCCGGAATATATCGACGATGGCAAAGGCGGCAAAATTTTGGCGTTTAAGGACGAAACCGGGGCGATTATGAGAAACCCGAACAATCAGTTAAACCCATTTACGCCGGGCGAGTTGTTAACCCGTGAATTGGACGCAATGGGAATAATTGACAAAGGACGCCAACAGCCGGGAGGCGGAACAATCCCGCCGGGAGGTAGAGGCGCAGGCGGTAGCGTAGTAATTGACGTTGCAGGATGCAAAACACGTGTTGAAGCATACGACGCAATTAGTAACAATCTGATGGCGCAGGGAATGACCGCAGGTTCCAAAGAGTTTGAGGATGCAATGGCGCAAGCATGGAAAGACAACAATATTGCAGCATTGCCGGAGAGATAAAACAACCACGGGTAAAGGGTAAACCCGCATTAATAACAATTTAAAATAAAACATAATGAGTTTAATTGCAACAAGATTACAGAATTGGCGAGTTCAGAACCCGGAATTTGACCGCAATATGACCCGCCCGTGTGAGTATGGCGCATTGGATTTCTTTATTGAGCAAACCAACGCCGCAAATTCCATTATTAACCCAAAGTTGAGGGAAAGGGCGTTTGCCTCAATGGGTAATACCGTGCAAATCCCGGTTATCAATTACGATGGCGATGTTACCGTTGGCAACGTCCGTTCATGTGTAATTGAGGACGACGAAAATACGTCCGCACTTTATACCGTTGTGTGGGCAACATACACAATCGGTTTTACTATGGTTCCGGCGGCTTATACGAACAATGAAATTTCGTATGAACACGACTTTTACCGTAAAATGGAAAAATATACACGTGCGTTGGCTGATGCGTTAGACAAAGGCGCAATTGCAGCGTTGGAAGCACAGAAAACGCAGGTATTGAAAGACAAATTGAATTATGACTTTTCCGGTAACGTTATCAAGGTTAAAAAGGAAATGGCAACCGAAATTTTGGGCGACATTGACCCAATTATGAGAGCCAATTGTTACCCACGTATGCCGCATATCGTTTGCAACGCCGGAATCGAAAGTTTGGTTCGCAAGTTGGCGCAGCATGGAGCGACAAACGACGTAAACAAACAGTTGGAATACGCCGGAAAGAAATTCCATTACACAAACAACGTGACAAACGAAGTAAGCCAAAATGGAACATTCCTTGCTGTTGAAGATGGTAACGTTGGCGTGTTAACCCGTGTTGACCGTGAAGCATTGCGCCGTACACGTGCCAATTTCCATGAATGGGACGTTGTACGTTTGCCGATGATTGATTTGCCCGTTGGTTCACATTACTATACTTCGGTTGGCGACCAAAGCGGAACCGTTGGAGCAGCAACAGAAGATTTGACGTGCGCCGTTAAGGAGTATTTCGGATTTAGCGTTGACGTTGCTTTTTTGGTGGCTTATAATAGCGACCCAAGTACAATTGCAAATCCAATTATCAAAGCACAG